ACTAACACAGTAACACCAACAAGAACATTGACTCCAACAAATACACCAACAAGAACATTGACTCCAACAAATACACCAACAAGAACATTGACTCCAACAAGAACAGTCACACCAACATCAACACCAGCAGGAATACCAGTTTTATCAACCACAGCAGCATCATCCATTGGATGTACCTCAGTAACTGTTGGAGGTTCTTCTATTAACACTAATTTATCACCTTTAACTCAAAAAGGTCTTGTTTATAATACTTCACAAAATCCAACAATAGGTCCTGGCAATGTTATATTTCCGGCTCAAAATGCATCAGTAGATGCATTCACATTGAATGTAACTAACTTGCTTCCAGGTACTACATATTATGTTAGAGCATATGCAACAAATGGTGTTGGCACTGGTTATGGAAATCAAGTATCATTCACAACATTAGCTGCTACTGTTTCTGCTACCACAGTTTCTGCTAGTGCAGTTAGTAGTAGTCAAATTAGTGTTAACTCTTTAGCAAGTGCAACTTGTGATGCAACTATACTTGGTAGAGGAATTAGATGGAGTGAAAATTCAAATATGTCTAGTGGTGGTCTTAATTCTAATGGTTCAGGTGTTGGCTCTTATACAACATTAACAACAAATAATTTATTTTGTAATAGGTTATATTATGTTCAGGCATATGTGATTAGACCTGGTAATGTTTATGTATATGGTAATATAATATCATTAAAAACTTTAGCAACAGAACCAAGTCTAGTTGTTAGTGCTGTTTCCACTAAGTATTGTGAAGCAACATTTTCAGTTAGTAATATTGTTGATGGATGTGATCCTACCGCAACATATTATGTTGTATTTAATGGTACCGATATTGGGACTGGAGGTACTGTAACAGGGTTGCAACCAAATACTAGATATACTTATTATGCAGTAATAACAAATGCCCTTGGAAGTAGAACTTTTGAAGGTTTGGCTATAACTACAGGTAGTAGGGTTTTACCTATCCTTAGTCCTGGAGCTTCTAATGTTGGAAGTGAATCTGTGACAATTTCAGTAATTATCCAAAATACACCAAATCCAGAAGTTGTTTACACAAGTATTAGGTTAGACATCCCTACTGGTGGAAGTTACCCTCTTGTTGAGGGTACTGGCCCATTTAGCCACACATTTACAGGTTTAAATCCTGGTACAAGTTATTCATATCAGACTTTTGCAAGAAATAGTTGTGGTGATATTGTGTCAAGTGGACTTTTGGGCTTTACCACAACAAATCCACCAGCACCTAGGGGTCCTGTGGTTGTAACAAGTTCATCATTCACTTGTCCTACGGGTTCTCCAGCTAGAATTAGCACATTTGCTCATCAAGTAACAGACACAGGTTCAAGTCCTGTCACACAATGGTCTATTCAGTATGGTACAACAACTCAATTAGGTAATACTATTATTGTAGGTACAGGATCTAATACAAGCCCATTTTCTTTTAATGCTAATATTACAAATTTAGCAATAAATACTAACTACTATTATATGGCTTGTGCAACAAATAGTGTTGGTACATTTTGTGGTGCTCTGGTATGTGTAACAACAACATCATGTACAACATGCTAACATTATAAATTATGATTATCTTTTGATTATTTTTTAGATATTTATATGAATAAATAAAAAATAATAATAATGGCAAATCAAAAAGTATTCGTATCTCCTGGTGTATATACCTCTGAAACAGATTTAAGTTTTGTTTCACAGAGTATTGGTGTTACTACATTAGGAATGGTCGGTGAGACGATCAAAGGCCCCGCATTTGAGCCTATCTTTATCACAAGTTATGATGAATTTCAAACTTTTTTTGGTGGCACATCACCTGAAAAGTATATTAACACACAAATACCAAAATATGAATCTGCATATATTGCAAAATCATATTTACAGCAATCAAATCAAATGTATGTTACAAGAGTTCTTGGATTATCTGGTTATGATGCTGGTCCATCATGGTCAATAACAACCATTGCAAATGTAAATAATTCAACTATTGGTTTAAGTGGTAGTAGTTCAACATTCTCCATTTCATTTACAGGAACAACAGGTACAACTGGGACATTTGTAATTACAGGAGGAACTTATCCAAATGGAATGACTCTTACAACATTCTCATCTGACACTTATACAAATAGCACAGGTGTGGTATCAACTTTCTATGATGATTTAAAAGCATTTGCAAATAATGTGGCAGGTTCAAACACCTTAACAGGTCAGACATCAACTTATGGTTCAATCCCACTATCAGCATATAATACAATCACAGGTTCAACACAATCAGGATTAACAAGTTATAACTACTTTGGAACACCAGTTGCATTAAATTCAAATGGAACGCCAGTTGATGAAAATGATGTTTGGAATTATGCAACATTCACAAATACATCTGGTAATGTGTATGAAGGTTACTCATTTTATTATAACACATCTACTTGGAATCAAGTTGCTGGTGCATTCACAGGAACAGTTACTGGAAATACTTATGTATTCTCTGGAACAGCTTATACTGGTTATAGTGATATGGTTGTTGCAACCATTAGGTCAAGAGGTGTTACAAGTTATTCCTCCACCAATCATGGGCAAATTTATTCATTAACAGGTGATACTTTAACAATTGATGGAGCAAATAGCACAACAATGAGTGGTGATCCCTTTGGAAACTTTGTTTTAAGTGGGAATACAACAGGCAATTCAAACTTTACATTTAATGTTTCATTAAGACCAACAAATTCAAATTACTTAACAAATGTGTTGGGAACAGATAATTTTGGAAAAGATAGAAATGATGTTCCAATTTTTGTTGAAGAGCATTATCCAACCTTATTGAACCAAGCATATAAACTTGGGTATATTAGAGGATTGAAAACCAATTTAACCTATCTACCATCAGCAAGAACAACAACAAACCCTTCAACCTCAATTGGATGGTATCTTGAGAAATACCAATCCCCAAAGACGCCATTTGTGGTTTCTGAATTGAGAGGAAATAAGGTTTATAATTTATTCAAATTTATTTCCATTTCTGATGGAAGTAATGCCAATACAGAAGTTAAGATTTCAATCATCAATATGTCATTCAAAAATAGAACATTTGATGTATTGGTTAGAAGTTTTTATGACTCAGATACTGCACCAGTTGTATTAGAAAAATACACAAATTGCACATTGGATGAAACACAAAATTCTTTCATTGGTAAGAAGATTGGAACAAGTGATGGTAAATATAATCTAATTTCAAAATATATTATGCTTGAAATGGGAGATGAATTCCCATCTGATGCAATCCCATGTGGTTTTATGGGTTATCCCCACAGAAAGTATGGAACAAAATTATCACCTACTGTTTTATATAAGACAAAATATTATTTCAATAATGAGGTGGTATATAATGAACCGTTTGCTTCATCAAATGCTGTTCCTGCTGACAATGTTAAAAGGACATATCTTGGTTTCTCAACAAGTTATGGATATGATAATTCATTATTAAATTATAAGGGAAAACAAAATCCAAATAGCATTATTGCAGATGGATCAGAATGGAATGTGGTTACAAAAGGTTTCCATATGGATTCAGGTGCAACAGTTGTTACCATTGCAAATGCTTACACAACAAGTGGTCAAACGGCTTTTGAGGTTGGTACAGGAAGTTTTAATGTTGAACCAGAGGACAATACAAGCCCATACTATTACCTATATTCAAGAAAGTTCACATTGATGTTTGAAGGTGGATTTGATGGTTGGGATGTTTATTCTGAAAAAAGAACAAATGGGGATTCTTATCAAATTGGTGGAACAGACTATATGAGGGGAGCATTATCTATTCCTGGCAAATATGCTGCTGCAACTGGTCAAGGAACATTTAAGGAGATAACAGAAGGTGATGGTACTATTGATTTTGCAACAACAGATTATTATGCATATTATAAAGGAATTTTAACATTCCAAAATCCAGAATCAACAAACATAAATGTGTTTGTTACCCCAGGCATAGATTATGTAAATAATAGCAACTTGGTTGAAAATGCCATTGATATGGTTGAATCAGATAGAGCAGACTCCATTTATATTGTTACAACACCTGATGCAAATCTTTTAACAACAAATGTGAATGATGTTATTTACCCCCAAGAATCCATTGTATCATTGGAGGAAACAAACATTGATTCAAATTATACAGCAACTTATTACCCTTGGATTTTGGTTAGAGACCAAGTGAATAATACACAAGTATATATTCCACCAACAGCAGAAGTTTGTAGAAACTTGGCATTAACTGATAATGTGGCTTTCCCTTGGTTTGCATCAGCAGGTTATAATAGGGGTTTAGTTAATTCAGTTAAGGCAAGATTAAAATTAACTCAAGATGATAGAGATACTTTATATCAAGGAAGAATAAATCCAATTGCAACATTCTCTGATGTGAATACTGTAATTTGGGGAAATAAAACCTTGCAAGTTAGAGAATCAGCATTAAATAGAATTAATGTTCGTAGGTTATTACTACAAGCACGTAAATTAATCTCTGCGGTTGCTGTGAGGCTACTTTTTGAACAAAATGACCAGATAGTCCGCCAACAGTTTTTGGATACAGTAAATCCAATCCTAGATGGTATTAGAAGGGATCGTGGTCTTACCGATTTCCGTGTTACAGTTTCAAATGACCCAGAGGATATTGATAGGAATACAATGAGTGGTAAAATTTATATTAAACCTACAAGGTCATTAGAATTCATAAGTCTTGAATTTGTTATAACACCTACTGGTGCTTCATTTGAAGATATATAATGGATAAGTTTTAATAAAAACCCCCATTTCTTTAATTAGATTTGGGGGTTTTTTATTATACATTCATTTACTTATTGTTTACATATTTTTATTTTTTTAATATATAAAAATCAACAGATGAAAACAAATATTAAAAAAACAAAAGAAAGAAATAATCTACCAATCTATATTGTATTTGGTTTACTTTTTTCATTTTTCTTGGGGTTAGTTAATTCTCCAAACAAATTTAAATACACAACCCAGTCAATCATTCCAAATATTGAACCAACACAAACAAAAATTGAAACAGTTTTTGTTGAAAAGGTTATTGAGCCTATTAAAGTGAAAGTTGATACGGCAGAAAAAATTGTGCCAGAGAATGATGCACTTGAAGGTGTTACAATAATTAATGAGGATTCTTATGGGAAAAGGTCATATGTCTATGACATCCGGAATATGGATAAGACTGCTTTAAGAAAACATCTAAAAACTAATGGTTTTAGAAATTTGGAAAATGCAACATTAGTTCAGATGAGAAGAATGTGGATGGCATTTCATTATGAGAGTATGTTGATGAATTTACATCTATTGACAGAATTCCCCATATCTATGCTCTATTCATTCTTTATCATTGAGGCAACCACTAATGGCATTGAGACCAACTTATGGCGACTGCACGCAAATGCGGGGGGAATGAAGGCATTTAAGGGGTATGGTTCTGTCACATATAGAACCTATGAAGTGATTAGAGGAAAAAATGTAACTATGAAAGCAAAGTTTATGAGTGCAAAAACTACTAAGGAAGGAATAGAGGCTTGGGCAAAAGTATTAAATTCTGGAAGATATTATGAATGTAAGAAAGCAAATTATAAATTACCAAAGAAACAGTTATATGAAAGCATATGTAAATGTGTTTATGAATCTGGGTATCATACAGACCCAAAATATAAGTTTAGAGCACAATTTATGGCAGAGTTTTGGAAATTTAAATCAGAAAACCTTCCAATTATTATTGAAGAATTTTAATTTAATTAATTAATGATATTTATATTAAAAAAATTATTATGAATTTACTTGAAGATTTTTATGAAAAAGGTACACCTGATATGAAATATTATGCATTTGATTGGGATGACAATATTGTTTTTATGCCAACTGAAATCATCTTAATTGATGATGTTGGTGATGAAGTTGGTATGTCAACCCATGATTTTGCCAAATATAGATCAGAAGTTGGAAAGAATGAATTTACATATAGAGGAACAACCATTGTTGGTTATGCAGAAAATCCATTTAGACAATTTAGAGTTGAAGGAGATGAAGGTTTCTTATCTGATGTGCTTATAGCAAAGAAAGGACCAGCATTTGATGATTTTGAGGAAGCAATTAATAATGGTTCAATTTTTTCCATTATTACAGCAAGGGGACATAATCCAGAAACCTTAAAAAAAGGTGTTAAGAAATATATAACAAATGGTTTTCATGGAATTGATGAACAAAAATTAATTAAAAACCTACAAAAATATAGAGATTTGGTTTCATCAGAAACAGAATATGATGATATCATTGATGAATATCTTGATATGTGTAGGTTTTATCCAGTATCATTTGGATCTGGTAGCGCAGCAAATCCTGAAATTGAGAAAGTAAAAGCATTAAATGAATTTTATGATTATTGTGAATCAATTTCAGAGAAAGTTAAAAAAGCATTTTACTTTAAAAATGATATGTTTGGAGAAAAAGGTGATATACTTAATTTTACAATAGGATTTTCTGATGATGATCCTAAAAACATTGAAGTTATGAGAGATAAAGTTAAAAGAAAAGGGTTAACAATATATTCAACTAATAAAGGAGAAAAAGAAAG